TATATTTCAATTTATTACCTGATATAATATATCACCACTTAGCAGTTATGTATAGTGTCTGCTAACATACAACTAAATTTTATTTCTCTTTTAGAAGTAACTCTTGTGGAGTTTGATATGTAATTGGTTTACCTTGTCGCATATTTAGCTCCATTAACTTTTATTAAGTCGGTTTCTTTTAAAAACCTGATAAAGGCTTTGATCTTTTCTATTTTCATAACCGTTCTCTCGGTCTTGTCTATATTAACCATCTTTTCAATCCATTTAAGTTTTTCCTTGACAGCCTCGACAGTATCTTCCATCTCTCCGTGATTAATTTTGTCTTTGAAGTAGGAATCTATGACATCAAAATCTTCCTTAAATCCGGCCATGGGTTCGTTCCACGTTTCTTGGACATTAAAGTATTCCGAGAGATAGGGTTTTTGAGTTTCCATCTCATAACCCAGAAAAGACTCATTGTCTAAAGAAGGTTTAGAGTCTGCTCTTTCGGGCATAACCTCTGGAGTTTCTTCTACTGCTTTAATTGGAGTCCGGAACGTCGTGTCCACCATTTTTTTTGAATAAGTAACTTGATATTTCTTTGACTGCTCCAGTCCTGCCACCACGAATAGCATTGACTAAATAAGCTCTTTTTTCGATAGTATCTTTGCTTTGAGTTAAGAGTTTGTTTATCATGCTTTTATATTTCCCTCTTTTGATCGGATTAGTTTCTTTGTAAAAAAGACTTTTAAGGTGAGCAAGGTCTTCAACTCGTGAAACGTCAAACATATTCCACCACCGCCATTATGTCTTCAAATTTTAAAATTAATTGTTTGTTCCAATCTTTACCACTCCACTCTTGATAGACGACAGTATCTCCAACTTTACAGGGAGGGTTTTCACCATTAATGGCAATTACTTCCCCCTCAACGGCAAGATGAATGTCAGACTTTTCGGCCAAGATAATACCTGAGGCTGTTTTAGTTTCCTCAACTATTGGTTTAATAACTAAATACCCTTCTGAGGGTTTTAAACGTTTTTGCATATTCTCCTTTTAATAATTAACAACCTACTGGAGTCCACGAATGAACCCCAGTGTGGTTAGTAACTATTACTGAGTTGCCCCAGTTTTTAGAATACTTATCCAAGTAGACACTAAGGCTTGAGCTACAAAGGAACCAGCCCATGCAATCATACTGAAACGACCAGCAGCATTGTAAGAATCAATGTTTGAGCTGGGGGTTATGTATAATTTTGGTTGATCCCCTTCAAGGTCATAGATACCAAAGGCATCTTTACCATGAATGTAGTTATGATAGACAGTAGCGGTACTGGTGGTTGTCTTTTGATTTTTGCTAAGCAAGAATCGGACACCATACAGTTCGCCCATTTCACCTCGATACAATTTCTTGACATCGGAGTAAACCTTGGAATTAATCCAAGTGCTATCAGCCAATAGGTCTGCTTTTACGAAAGGACCAACTTTTCCGATGAAATATCCATCTTCATAAGTTGGAGCATAAGCGGCTTCGAGAGTACGCACGACTTTGCGGATTTCAGCAGCTGAGATGACATCACTTGCAGCGACATCAGAAATCAGCAACTTTCCACCAGCTAATCGGGCAGTACCACCTTCGAGACCGTTATCACGAACTAAGGTGTCTAAAGTTTCCCTCATGTTCTGTCCAAACAAAGCAATTTTTTCAGCATTTCGTACATCAACCGAGGTTAATGATAAGAAACGAGAAATTTTTGCAGCAGAACCGTACTCTGAAAGAGTGGCGGTTACTGTGCTTGAAGACAAGGACACTTCGGAAGGATTAGTACCTTCGGTTAATGGAGTAGTAGCAACAGAAAGAGGAGCATATCTATTGAAAAGAATTGATTTCCCTTCATTTTGACTTCTCGTTTGTTTCTGTGCGCCTTCTTCCATCACCTGTTCCCATTCATTTCTTTTGAGGAAGACTTTGGAGTACAAAGTCATCATCTCATTAGAAAGTAGAGTTGTGGTTTCAGCAGCCATATTTTAACTAAATAGAATTAATAAACTTTTCCGTATTTTTCTGTGATTTCTTCAATGGTCATATCTTCAACTGATTTCTCAGCCTTTTCGACATGGCTTGAAGGTCTCATAGCAGACTCGGCAGCCTGTTTAGCGAGATTACTTTTTTCTGAAGCGACAGCACTCTCTACTGATTTAGAAAACGGTTTCATCATTTTAGCCACTAGGGCGGTAACCGACGTGTTAGGATTTCCCTGAACAGCGTGATAAACAGCAGTTGTAATACTTGCGTTCAAGTCGGGGTCAAACTTATCACTTTGAGGGTCTAATTGTGGGTAGGCGGCAACAGCTTCTTTTGCCTCAGAATTTATGCGATTGATAGCCTTTTCTTTCTCAATCTCCATTCTGGTTAAAGCCCGAAGGTCGTCCAAAGTTAGTTCACGTTCACCACTACCCGAAGGGGGTACGCTTGGCTCAAACCTGTTGAGTCCACCGGTAAACTCTTCTATCTTTGAGGATAGACTTTCGACTTGGTCTTGAAGTTGTTTTTTCTCCTTAACTAGTCCTCGGATACGTTTGCTCGCACCCGTCTCCTTTTTTTCACCTTCCTCAGATTCGGTTTCTTCACTCTCGGGCTGATCGGCCCCAGAGGATTGACTATCTTCTGATTCTAATGTCGCTTCTTCTTCTACTGGTGATGATTCAGCTTCGTTGTTTTCGACCTCAACGTTTTCGTTTTCCATCAAATTTGGTTCTTCTGGCATTGCATATTGAACTATTAAACAGAGGTATCGTTCTCCGAGACGTAAGTTTTCTACGGATCAGGTAAAAAGACTTAATTGGATACAGGTAGGAGGAACCTGTACCCAGTTAAACCTTTTTTTTAAGAATTGGTTGACCTTCTTCGTCAATTCCAATTAATAACTTATCCATACCGACATAAATAGCATGTTCAAGTTCACAGCTAGTACACACGCAGTAAGGACCTCTTTGTCGCCATTCGTGATAACCTTTTGGGACAAAGGAAAAAGACGGATTGTTAAAGTTCAGGACTTCACTAGGGTCACTACTTTCTTTCGGATGCAGATGTGAGTCGTTATGTACTTCATCTTTTCCAGTAGTGTCTTGGTTGGTTTGATATAAATTGTCTTGATTCTCATTTGTCATCCTTTATCTCCTCGACTACTTCCGAAGAGTCCTCCACTTTATTAATAATCGAATTTAGGAGACCCTTAGCCAAAGTAACCATAATGGTCCTATCGCCGATATCTTCCCGACTTAATCCGGAATCGACAGCGACAGTTAATTGAGCATCGAGTCCCTCTTTTAGGCTTTGGATATAATTTTTAAGATTAGTCCAGACCTCCATTTGCGATAACGTATGAAAAGCAGCGTCTTGGGGGTCTATCCCCTTCTTCTCCAATTCAGCGTTTTTAGTTTGTTCCCAAACTCCCTTAATACTGTGGAAGTCCGGTTTGATTGCCGACATCTATTCCTCCTTGTGGCGTGGGTTGTGGAGGAATTTGATTGACTCCATTGTCCATTTGAGCCACTAAATCCATAAATTGTTGCTGATGTTCTTGCATGGCTAAATCGTCTTCTTCGGCAGGACTCTTTTCGGCACCTTGACTTTCGATGATTTCATCCCAGTTATTGACGTTTTCAGAGACTAGTTGAGTTAAGAGTTTAGTAAATTTGATATTAGTCCCTTCAGCTCGTAGAATTTCAATCATAGGTGAGGTAACCCCACCTTGAGGAGAGGGTTGAGCGTTCTGAATTAAGAGGTTTAAGAGAGCTAGGACATTATCCTGTTGGTTTTGTTTATCAACAGCGAATGACGACCCTGAAACCATTTCATAGTCATAGAGGATAGAGCCTGTTTGACTCTTGTTAATCTTTAGGTTGCCTGTTTTCTCGTCATATTGACTTTGCATTTCAGGATACTTTTTAAGGATAGTCTTTATCTCTTCTCCAAATAGTCGGACACTTATAGCTGAAGATTGTTTTTGAGAGATAAGATTGACCATCTTCTTCATAATCTGATTGACAGCAATCTCGACATAGAATTTATCCCAAGCGTCTCGCGAGTTTTCTCTTGCCGCTTGTTGTTTAAGAGCTTGAGGTGTCTTACCAAAGGAGTTATCAACAGTTGAAGAAACGGTAGTATCAGTAGTCCCAAACTGATTTAAGAGGGCAGCGTTGGCACTCTGGTAAATGTTTTGGAAGGTTTGAATCCCTTGAGGACTTAATTGAATTGCTTGAGCCGCAAGGGCTGGGTTACCACGGGCAATCCAGTTAGCTCCGGCAACACGCTTAATCGATGAGGGGACGATAATATCTTTGTTAAATATAACCGGAGGGAAGATAGACATCTTAGCTGAATCTAAAGCTAGATTCCAGGCTGAGTTCATCACATATTGCATTGATTTCCCCCTTTCGACATCTCCCATACCCATAAAGTCTTCAAATAGAGGAATGGCCCATTTATTCCCTACTGGTAGTTCACCTTCAATACCTCGATTCTTACCATCACGAATAACCATATATTCAGCTTCAGGGACGACATCTACCCACCTATCACGTTCATACATCGACAAGACTTCATAGAACCCATCACCTTTAGTCCCACTGACTCCGGCCTCCATATCCTCTTCACGTTGAGTCTTAGAATCTGAATCACGGTTTTGTTTATCTCCAGTGCTTTGCTTTAACTTAGTAATGACTTTATCAACATTCTTATAGCCATCAGTCTTACGAAGTTTCTCGAAGAAAGATAGAGGTTTCCATGAACGGACAATCACATAATCTGAGTCTTCTAATGAAGTTGCTCCTACTTGAGGGAAAATATCCCAAGGAGAGATAAGCCACATATCCGGACCGACATAACCATTTTGTTTAACATCCCAGTCCACCATATAAAAAGCGTTTCCATAGATTTTGCTCATACGGTGTAACATTCGGAGTTTTACAAGAAATGGTAGTTGAGCATTAGCATTAGGGACAACGTATTTATCTAAAATAAGGTTCATCAGAGCTGAGGCTCCCATGTCATTTTTAGAAATTGCTTTCACTTTCCCAACAGGAACTTGTGCCATTACCCGAGCCTCAGACTCGATGATATAGGTGGAAATCTTGTGATCAAAGACTTTAGATTTGGTCGTTTCACTGATTTGGTCTTCTAAATTACCTAAAAACAAATTCTCGTGTTCTTTCCACATTTCCCTCTTATTGACGAGTGAATCATCAGCTGCTTGTCTCCTTTGTTTGATTGTGTTTGATATTGTGTCCATAAAAATACCCCCTGTTACGGGGGTTCACACCGCTTTCTATACGGTAAAAACTCTAAAAACTAACACCACTTGGTGGTCAACTGCTATATTATAACATAATTTAGCAGAATAAGCAATAGACTGCTAGTTTATAGCTAAGGTTTATCTGTGTTCTTATAGCGTTTAACCTTAACTATCTGAAGTGTTTTGATAACCGGTTCGCCATCTTTCATGGTTAAAGTAAAATTAGCCGAGCCATACTCTAGCTCTTGGGCTTTTCTTTCAACTATGGCATGGAATTCAAGTTTTTTGGGGCTTAGCATAATCTTCAAAATCTCTAAAAACAACATCACAGATTATTTTATTACTGACTCTTATTTCAAAATAGAACACTCCATTGGGAAGTTTAATCATTTCTTCGGCTATCTTTAGATGCGCCCAGTTGTTTTGTTGTTTGGTTTCCATTAAATTTAATTTAGTAGAGTCCTTTATCGTTAAATAATAAATCATTTGGAAACTCTGAGCCAAATTCTACGTCTGATACTGGGGTCTCGCATTGTTGATAGAGCTGAAAGGCAATCGCATGAGAAAAGACAAGATCGTCGTGAGCATTATTCTCAGCTTGGGGTTTCCCCCGTTTTCCAATAATGAATGAATATAATTCATTAACCGTTTCTTTATCATAAAGTTTAACCAACCTTCCGTCTATGGCTCTTTTAAAATCACCCAAG